CAAGCAGAAGACGGCATACGAGATGTCTTAGGGTCTCGTGGGCTCGGAGATGTGTATAAGAGACAGCTCTATAAGAGATCTTGGTCTTCTTTTGTCGCACATAGAAGGACCCTCTTTCAGTTAAAGACTCCTTTCAGGGTCATTAAAACATACCTAGATCTCTTATAGAGAGGGTGTAAAGTATTCGAAACCTTGGCAAAAGATATTAGAAAGGAGACAAAAGTATATGGGAAGAAGAGCAGCGACAGCTACTTCCGCAAAGAAGCGTTCAAGGGTTCCTATGACTCCTGAAGACAGGGAACAGTACTTGATTAATCTCTCACTCGATGCTGCTGAAAAGCAGTTACGTGAAGGCACAGCCTCATCGCAGGTCATTACACATTTCTTAAAACTCGGTTCTTCAAGAGAACAGCTGGAACAGGACAAGCTCAGAGAAGAAACCAAGCAGACTAAAGCCAAAATCGATTCGTTGGAAGCTTCTGCTAAGAGTGAAGAGAGATACGCCGCAGCAATTGAAGCAATGCGTAGATACCAGGGTATCGAAGATGAGTAGATCAAGTCCAATGTCACGATCATATTTGGAAATGATCCAGTATTCTACGTTTGAAGAACGACTGCAATATTTAATGCTGTTTGGTTCTGTTGGATACGAGACATTCGGCTATGACCGATGGGTTAATCAGGCATTATATTCATCCAGCGAATGGAGAGAGTTTCGGCATAAAGTAATTGTCAGAGATGGTGGTTGCGATTTAGGTGTTGAAGGATACGAGATACAAACACGACCGTTGATACATCACATAAATCCAGTTACCAAAGAGATGATACTTAACCGAGACCCAATGGCATTTGACATGAATAACGTTGTGACAACAACCCATCAAACACATAATGCCATACACTATGGACACGATACAAATGTTCGTAGCGGCCCTGTAATAAGGAGACCAAATGATACATGCCCTTGGAAACATTGAGGAGGAATTCAATGGAAGAGAGCATTCTTAAGACTATCAAGCAGCTTATCGGATGTCCTGACGACTTTGAGCAGTTTGACTTGGATTTAACCATTCATATCAATTCTGCCTTTGCAACCCTCACGCAATTAGGAGTTGGTCCTAAAGAAGGATACCGAATCACTGGTCCGGATAATGTCTGGAGTGAATTCGAAGAGGATGCCCAGAAGTCAAGCTTGATAAAAGATTATGTGTACATTAAAACTCGTTTGTTATTTGATCCGCCAACGAGCAGCGCGTTAATGGACAGTTTGAAAGAGCAACTTAAGGAAATGGAATGGAGATTGTACATTATGTACTATCCTGTTTCAGTAGATGATAAGAAGGGAGAGAATGACGATGACTAATTATTCAGCCGATGATATCAAAGACTTCTTAGCCAATAATCAGGAATTCTCTGACTATTATCTTGCACATTACGGATTACCAAGACGATCTGGAAGATACAAATGGGGATCTGGAAAGGAACCGTATCAAAGTCTTAGATCATCGGCTAAAGCTGGTGAGAAGTTTATAAAAAGTTTTTCTAAAAAGAGCAGAGTTGAAAAACAAAATAATAAACGAAGAGAAAGAACAGAAGCTGTACGACTTGAAAAAAAGAAACAAAAAAAATCTAAATACAGAAACGAAAAGGCATATGTAAAAACTTTATCTGACGAAGAGCTTAAACGAATAAATACTCGAGATCAGATGGAAGCCACATACCTTAAAAACCATCCGCAGAAGCAGCCATTACCAAAGATGTTAGTTGATAAAGCTATGAAAGATATTATTGTTCCTGCAGTTACAGAAGTTGTGAAAGAACAAGGAAAAGTTTATATCAAGGGTAAACTCAATGCTGCCGCTCAGAAGATGATTAATGAAGCAGTTAAAGCTGAAACAAAGAGTACGAAAAAGAAAAAGAAGTAGGTGATAAGTATGGCGTGGATGTTGATACCAAACGAAGATGGAACTAAGACGCTTGTCCATTCCGACTTATGTAACGACTACTTAGCTCACCATGGTGTTAAAGGACAAAAGTGGGGAGTAAGAAGATACCAAAACAAAGACGGATCTTTAACCAATTTAGGAAGAAATAGAAGAACCATGGATGCTGTAAATGATATTGTTAATTCAATGAGCCGAAAAGATAGACAATTACTCGGCATGCATGGGAAACAGTATCAGACCCTCGACGAAGGAAATAACATAGTTAAGCGCTTTATCAAAAGAGTTGACGGTGTTCCAGTATCATTCTTCGACGTAACTGGCGATTCAACAGGAGTGGCTGTAACAATAGGTACTCGTTCCGGTGAAAAGTACAGAAACAAAGGTTATGCTAAAACACTTGCTAGGCAAGGTAAAAAATGGTTGGATAAACATTGTGATGACTTTGATCAAATTGTCTGGTGGGCTAGAAAAGATAATGCTGGATCTAGAAAAACAGCAGAAGATATTGGTTTCGAATTGGATGAATCATCTATTCTTCCAGACGATCCATGGATAAAGTATCAGTATAAAAAGAAGTAGGTGATGTAAATGCTAAGCAATACGGCAACGCCTAGGTACTACGGGGAGTTCCGAGATAAAGTTCTGGATGGCGAGATTCCTGTTAACAGGGAGATCTCTATGGAGATGAACCGTATTGATTGGCTGATAGCTAACCCCGGTGTATACTATGACGACAATGCTGTAGAAGGTTGGATTGCTTTCTGTGAATCCGAAATGGTCTTGACCGATGGGTCAGACTTGGAACTGTTGGATACGTTTAAACTTTGGGGAGAGCAATTATTTGGTTGGTTCTATTATGTTGAGAAAACTGTATATGAGCCAAATGCTTCTGGACGTGGCGGGCACTTCGTAAGGAAGTCTGTCAAAAAGCGTCTTGTCAACAAACAGTATCTTATCATATCTCGAAGTAATGCAAAATCGTTATATGAGAGTTTAGTGCAAGCTTATTTTCTGACAGTCGATACAACAACAACACGTCAGATTACAACAGCCCCAACAATGAAACAGGCTGAAGAGGTTACAAGTGCAATTAGCACTGCCATAGCAAGAGCGAGAGGGCCTATGTTCAAATTCCTGACAGAAGGCTCTATTCAAAATACTACCGGTTCTAAAGCGAACCGAGTTAAGCTTGCATGTACCAAAAAAGGTATACAGAACTTTCTTACGGATTCATTACTAGAGATAAGACCCCTGAGTATTAACAAGCTTCAGGGATTACGAGTAAAAGTAGCCACGGTCGATGAATGGCTATCAGGTGAATTGAGAGAAGACCCAATAGGTGCAATCGAGCAAGGTGCAGCCAAAATAGATGGATACGTAATCTTAGCTGTAAGTTCGGAAGGTACCGTCCGTAATGGATGTGGAGATTCCATCAAAATGGAACTGATGGACATTCTAAAAGGCGAATACCAGAACTGGCATACTAGTATTTGGTATTATAGGCTTGACAGTGTGGATGAAGTCGGAGACCCAGATATGTGGCCTAAGGCTAATCCTAACCTACCGATCACAGTCAGCTATGAGACGATTCAGCAAGATGTTGAACGAGCTGAGAAAGCACCAGCTACAAGAAATGATATTCTGGCAAAACGTTTCGGAATTCCTATGGAGGGATATACATATTATTTCTCTTACGAAGAAACACTTCCGCACAGACCTAGAAGCTTTTGGAAAATGTCATGCGCAATGGGAGCGGACCTTTCTCAAGGTGATGACTTCTGTGCTTTCACATTCTTGTTCCCACTGAGAAACGGAATGTTTGGAGTAAAAGTTAGAAGTTATATAACCACACTTACTTTGAGTAAGTTGAACTTAGCAATGAGACAAAAGTATCAAGAGTTTATCGACGAAGGCACTCTTATTGTTATGGAGGGAAGCATCATCGATGTGCAAGATGTATATGAGGATCTCGACAAGTTCATAATAGACGCTCAGTATGATGTTTGCGCTTTGGGCTATGACCCATATAATGCAAAAGAGTTTATTGAAAGATGGGCTCAGGAGAATGGGTCATTTGGAATTGAGAAAGTTCCGCAGGGCGTTAGAACTGAAACGGTTCCTCTTGGAGAAATTAAGAAATTATCGGAAAAGAGGATGCTGATATTCGATGAATCTTTAATGAGTTTCTGTATGGGCCATTGCATAACATTGGAAGATACAAACGGAAACAGGAAACTGTACAAGAAACGTTACGAAGACAAAATCGATAACGTCTCAGCATTGATGGATGCACTTGTTGCTTACAAAGTTAATAAAGACGCATTCGAATAGGAGTAATGGTTATGTATGTAAAAATAAAGAATGACGATGGCACGTTTTCGTTAGTTCATTCGGACTTAGGCGGTGACCATCTGGAACATTATGGACTGCCAAGGCGGTCTGGCCGTTACAAGTATGGATCGGGAAAAGATCCGTATCAGCATTCTGGAAGAAGAGCATCACATCTAGAGTCAAAATCGGATCGACTTGCATCCAAGATGAAAAAACAAACTTCTCAGAAGACAAAGTCACGTATATCTGATTACGAACGAAAAGCTTCAGAAGCTATGGCTAAAAGAGTCAAGTTCAAAGAAAAGGAAGAGGCAAAACGTGTTAAGCGTGACCACGCTATTACAGATATTGGGTATACCGGAAATCTTCAAAAAGCCGAACGAGCTCGGAAGAAAGCGAACCGTTATGGAAAGAAAGCTGCTAAGTACACCAGGAAGGCTGAAACAATCAAACGGCGTACAAGCAGAACTGCAGAAAAGAAGAAATCGGTAGATGCTGAGTTAGCTTCTATCCGTGGTGCAAAATACGTTCAAAAACTTAAAAAGAAACAGAAAGGATGGTAATATGAGTAATTCTGTATATTACAAGGCCACCGATGAGGACGGAAACACTGTTCTCAGACATAGCTGGAAAAAGCACAAATACTTATACATTAAAAATGGTAAGTATGTCTACCCAGAAGACGTTAAAAAATCGTCTGTTCCATATAAAGGCCCAACATCAGCAATGCAGGCACAGAAAGCTCAGCATGAGAAGGATTTCCAGAAACGTGTTAGAGCTATGAATGCTCATACTGTAGCTAAGAAGAATGCTGACATGGTTAGAAAGAAACAGGAACAGCAGATGAAACAGATCGCTGCTAATGTTAAGAAACAGAACGCTCCTTCGACAAAAGTTAAGAAAGCAGCAAACTTCGCTAAAAAGGTAGCAACCAGAGACGCAGTTGCAAAGACCGTAGCAGCAAGATATCTTCTGGACAAAGCTTCAAAATCACCAACAGCTAACGCTGCAAAGGCAAAAGCAAGATCAGTAGTTTCAAAGGGAGAGTATAAGCTTGAAAGAGCTGGACAGAAACTTGCTAGAGATGTCAAGAAGACCAGTGCATATAAGAAAGCTAGAAAAGCTACTTCTACTGCTAGGAGCCGTGCAATGACTCCAGCAGAAGCACGTAATAAGGCAAATTCTGTCAAATCAAAGGCAGAGTATAAGCTTGAAAGAGCTGGACAGAAATTAGCTAATGATGCTAAACCTTATGTGACATCAGCAAAGAAGAATGTTAATAAGGCATATAAGTCAGCTAAGAAAGAATACAATAGAGTTTCTAGAGATGCCAGCAAAGCTTACAAATCAGCTAAGAAGAAAGCTAAGAAAGTAAGCAGATCTTTCAATAAAGCTAAGCGTGCAGGCAAAGCTTATCTGGATTACCTTACTAAATAAGGAGATTACTTATGGGTTTTATGAACAGATTAAAGCATGGTTGGAATGCATTTATGAACAAAGATCCAACAGCGTATCAAAATGGAACTGGTCTTGGCGCAGTGAGTTATGACAATCCATCTCGTCCTAGACTTACGATGGGAAATGAGCGGTCAATCGTTACAACGATCTACAATAAGATATCCGTAGATGCCGCAGCAATTGACGTAGAACACGTCATGCTAGACGCAGACAAACGCTTTACTGACGACGTTGAGGATGGGCTTAACTACTGTTTAACAATGGAAGCCAATATTGATCAGACATCGCGAGCGTTTAAACAGGATATTTTCCTGAAACTTCTTGACGAAGGATGCGTTGCTATAGTTCCGATTGATACGACTATGGACCCTGTGCATGGTAACATTTACGATATTCAGACGATGCGTACAGCAAAGATAATCAATTGGTATCCGCGCCATGTTAGAGTGCGAATCTACAATGATCACACTGGTGAATTCGAGGAAATGGACCTTCCAAAGAAAATGGTCGCGATCGTTGAAAATCCATTCTATGCAATTATGAATGCACAGAATTCAACGGCACATCGACTGAAAAGAAAGCTTGCAATTCTCGATTTCATAGATGATCGAAGTGGATCTGATAAGCTTGATTTGATTATTCAGTTGCCATATACGATTAAGTCCGAAGCAAAGAGAGCTCAGGCTAAAGAACGTCGTAAAGAACTTACTGAACAATTGGCAAGCTCGGAATATGGCATTGCTTACATCGATTCTACTGAGCATGTAACACAGCTCAATAGGTCGATTGAAAACAATTTACTCAAGCAGGTAGAGTATTTCACAAATTTGTTATTCTCTCAGCTTGGAATGACGGTAGAGATTCTCAATGGCACAGCAGACGAGAATACAATGAATAACTACTACAATAGTATAGTTGAGCCAATACTTGCAGCAGTCGTAGATGAGATGAATCGGAAGTTCTTAACAAAGACTGCTAGGACCAAAGGGCATGCAATTAAATATTTCAGAGATCCATTTAAACTGGTGTCTACTACAAATCTTGCAGAGCTCGCTGATAAGTTCACGAGAAACTGTATAATGACATCTAATGAATTCAGGCAAGTAATTGGATTAAGGCCAGTGGATGATCCTAAAGCAGATACGCTGACGAACAATAATATTTCGGCGTCGAACACTGAATTGGATCAGATGTATAATACAAATTCTGCTGACGAGGAAACAGAAGAACAATAAAGGAGGAATTCAAAATGGGAGCTAAACGCTCAAAGTATGCCAATTGCGACTTTAAGGGCTGGGCTACAAAGTTTGGTATTCTTTGCGCTGATGGAAGAATTATTCAGCATGGTGCTTTTGATGATATCGATGGCGCTAAAGTTCCATTAGTGTATAACCATGATCACGGTAACATTAATAGCGTGCTTGGGCATGCTTATATGGAATGCCGAAAAGATGGTGTTTATGCGTACGGATATTTCAACGGTTCAGATAATGGTCAAATCGCGAAAGATGCTGTTCAGCACGGAGATATGGATTCGCTTAGTATTTGGGCGAATCATCTTCAGCAGCGTGGGCCATATGTTCAGCATGGTGAAATTAAAGAACTTAGCCTTGTTCTTGCAGGAGCAAATCCAGGAGCATACATTGAAGATGTTGCCTTAGCACATGGCGACACAATTGACAATGATGATTATGAGGCATATATTTATTCGGGAGAGTATCTTGAGATTATGCACTCAGATGAGAAAGGAGAAGACGAAGTGGCTAATAAGAGCATTCAGGATGTCGTTGATACAATGACGCCAGAACAGAAGGATGCTTTCTACATGGCTGTAGGAAGTGCATTAGCAGAAGATCCTAACGCTCTCGAAGACGAAGATGAATACGAGGACGAGGATGAAGATGAAGATGAAGAGGATGATCACGACGATTCCGAAGAATATGAAGAGGAGGATGACGACGAAGATCCTGACAAAGATGATGACGATTCCGAAGAATATGAAGAGGAGGATGACGACATGGGTGCAATCGCACATAACTTATTTGAAGGCAACAATACAGACAACGGAGACGTTCTGTCCCACAGCGAAATGCAGGAGATTATCGAGGACGGTAAGAGATATGGCTCTATGAAAGAATCATTCCTTGCTCATGGTATTACAAATATTGAGTACCTGTTCCCGGATGCCAAAAATTTAAACACACCACCTGAGTTCATTGCAAGAGACCAGGGATGGGTAGCCGAAGTAATGAACGGTGTACATCATACGCCATTCTCAAGAATCAAGTCTACATTTGCAGACCTGCGTGAGGATGAAGCTCGTGCAAGAGGTTACATCAAAGGTAAGCTGAAGAAGGAGGAAGTATTCTCATTACTGAAGAGAACAACCACCCCGCAGACAATCTACAAGAAACAGAAGATTGATCGTGATGATGTAATTGATATTACAGATTTCGACGTAATCGTTTGGCTGAAAGCAGAAATGAGAATGATGCTGAACGAGGAAATCGCAAGAGCAGTTCTGGTTGGTGATGGACGTCTTACATCCAGCGACGATCACATCAAAGAGGACAATATCCGTCCAATTTGGAAAGATGCTGATCTCTACACAATCAAGTATGCTATTCCGATCACAAAAGAGTCAACCGCAGCTGAGAAGGCTACAGCATTTATTGAGGCTTGTGTAAGAGCACGTATCGAATACAAGGGTTCTGGTAATCCAAAGCTGTTCGCTCCAGAGTCAAGCATTACTGAGTGCTTACTGCTGAAGGATAAGAATGGACGTATCATCTACGACAACATCGAGAAGCTGGCTACAGCGTGCCGTGTATCTAAGATTGTTTCCGTTCCAGTTATGGAAGGTCTTAGCCGTGTAGACAAGACTGACACATTAGCTCTTCAGGGTATTATCGTAAACCTGCAGGATTACAACATTGGTGCTGACAAGGGCGGAGCTATCAACATGTTCGATGATTTCGATATCGACTACAACGCTCAGAAGTATCTTATCGAGACACGTATCTCTGGTGCTCTGATCAAACCATTATCTGCCATTGCAATCGAGACAAAAATTCCTACAGCAGACCTTAGCAAGGCATCTGCTGGATCAGGAACTGGAGTCAGCGGTAACTAATCAAAATGGGAGGAAATGATCGTGAATAGATGGTACGGCAAGATCGGCTTTGCTGAACAGGTGGAAACAGCTCAATCAGTTTGGACTGAGCAAATAACGGAACGTATCTATCGAGGAGATATTCTTCGTAATACGAGACGTCTTCAGGATTCGCAAGAGAAGATTTCATACAACATTTCAATCTCTAATCAGATAAGTGTTATCGGCGATGCCTATATACGTGATCATTTCGTTGACATGAGATGGATTGAGTTTATGGGGGCTAAGTGGAAGGCAACAGAAGTTGATGCTTCACAGGCCCCTAGACTTATAATAACATTGGGGGAGCTGTGGAATGAGGACGAGACTTGACTTCGATAGATATTTAAAAGATATTGTTGGTAAGTGTGCCAATGTATATTTCCAGCCACCTTCCAATGTATCTGGTGCTGGGCAAAAAGTTATAAAGAACATAAAATACCCAGCTATAATATATTCTGTTGATGATTATAATATTCGATCGGCAGATAATAAAAATTATAGCGTTGATAAAGAATACGCAGTAGAAGTGGTAACTAAAGACCCGGATAGTACATTGATTGATAAGATAGTGGAGATGTCCACTGCGAGATTCAATAGATCTTACTTATCAGATGGCATGTATCATTCGGTCTTTGTAATTATATTTTAAAGGAGGAAAAACATGTCTAAATTAACATGGGACAAAACCGGAGAACGTAAATACGAAACCGGTGTAGATCATGGCGTTATTTACCCGGTTATTGACGGAGAATATGGCGCTGGTTCTGCGTGGAATGGTCTTACCGCAGTTACAGAATCTCCATCTGGAGCAGAAGCATCTGCTGTATATGCTGATAACATGAAATATCTTAGCCTCATGTCAGCAGAAGAGTTTGGAGCTACAATCGAAGCTTATACTTATCCAGAAGCATTTGACAGATGTAACGGCACAGCCGAAATTACTAAGGGAGTTACTATCGGCCAGCAGAACAGAGATACATTCGGTTTCTCTTATCGTACCCTGATCGGTAATGATGTAAAGAGTAATGATTATGGCTACAAGATTCATATCATTTACGGAGCTAAGGCTTCTCCATCTGAGAAAAGCTTCCAGACAGTAAATGATTCACCAGCGACAATTTCGTTCAGTTGGGAATTATCAACAACCCCAGTTACAGTTGATGGCTTTAAGCCTACTGCTCATCTCGAGATTGATTCTACAAAGGTCGAAGCTACCAAGATGAAGAAGATTGAGGATGCTTTATACGGCACAGAAAGTACAGAAGCTAAGTTGCTGCTTCCGGATGAGATCATTAACCTTTTAAAATAACAGACCCGTCACTGGACGTCTCTGCAACTCCTATTACAGGAGAAGACGACCTACTTGGAAAGAAGGCAGCTGACCTTCAGTCTAATATCAAGGTCAATGAGAGTACTGGAGTAATTTCTGGTACTCTTAACTACGTGACGGGCTATACAGGATTCAGCAGTAAAGTCGACGAACAGAGTGGTAACTATATCGCTCTTGATATCGCACCAAAGAGTGGCTTCCCTGAGTCATTGACGGTTGAAGTTAAGGGCGGAACATCTGGCCCCTCCAAACTTCTTCAGTCTGATCATCAGGCAGTTCTTAAGATCAAGGATGCCAATAAGCAGTCCATCTTAATTAAAGCAACTAACAACGGTGTGACAGAAACAAAAGAGTACGCCCTCACTGGCGTAACACTTAAAACAAAATAAAGTTTTTCCTAGTCTGCTGAAATATGTAGGCTAGGATTTTTAAGAATGAAAGGAGACCAAACTATGTTTATCAAAACAATCAACTACAAGGACTTTGACGGAAACGAGAGATCTGAGGATTTCTACTTCAATCTCACGGAGAGTGAAATTTTAAAATTGGAAACAAGCCTTAACGGTGGCTTAACATCATATATGAGTCTTATGGTGCAGAAACAGTCTCAGCCGGATATCATGAATCTTTTTGAGAAGATTATTGATGCATCTTACGGAATCAAATCTCTTGACGGCCGTACATTTACAAAGACTCCTGAAGCACTGGCAGAGTTCAAGGCTACTGCAGCATATGACAAGTTCTTTATGGAAATTTGTATGGACGAAGCAAAAGCTTCCGAGTTTCTGCTTAATATCATGCCTGACGATGTAAATGACAAGATCAAGAAAGCAGCGGAATCCGGAGTCTATGACGATGCTACATTAAGCGATGCTCAGAGAAAAGCGATCTCAGCAGCAATGGCGGAAGTAGCAGGATCTGTGGCCGCAACTGATGATGCTGTGAAAGAAGGAAACTAAGGAGATAATTATGCTCGAATTAATTCTTCCCGGATATGAGCCATTTGATCAAGAAACTCAAACTTTTGGAAAGGTTGTAAAACCTACTAAGATTAAGCTCGAGCACTCCTTAATAGCAATTTCAAAATGGGAGCAAATATGGCATAAGCCATTGCTGAAACTCATGGATGAAGGAACTCTAACGGATGAAGAGTTTTTTGATTATATGTATTGCATGATAGTTGGGTCTTTCGATAAGGTCGAATTCTTTAAACGGCTTGATGATCATTTACTTAAAAAAGTAACAGACTATATCAATGACCCAGCTACGGCATCTAGGGTTTTTACAATTGGAGATGACGACAAAGGAAAACCGGAGACGTTAACTAGCGAATTAATATATGCTTACCTAGCAATAGCTAGAATACCATTCGACCCTTGCGAGAAATGGAATATAAAGCGTGTATTTATGCTAATAGAATTATACACTGTAAAAACTAATCCACCTAAGAAAATGTCCAATGAAGAAATCCGAAGATGGCAAAAGAAAGAAAATGAACGACGTAAAAAAGCACTGAAAACAAGGGGGTAGAAAAATGGCCAGAACCAGAAAAGCGGCCGTCAACCTTATCAATGCTTGGGTTGGCAAAAATGAAAAAGATGGATCTTACAAATCTATTCTTGATATTTACAACAAACAGAAAACAAAGCCGAGAGGCGTAACTATGAAACCAGGAATGGCGTGGTGTGCTACAACTTGGTCTGCCGTGGCAATTTCTCTTGGATATACGGATATCATGCCAGTTGAGTGCAGTTGTTTTTATCTCATCAAAAAAGCTCAAAAAATGGGATGCTGGAAGGAGAACGACAACTATACTCCTAAAATTGGAGATGCATGTCTTTATGACTGGGATGATAATGGCATAGGAGATAACAAAGGAACTCCAAAACACGTTGGCATGGTAACATATGTCAATAAGAAAGAAGGATACTTTGTTGTAACGGAGGGTAATTATAAAGATGCTGTTAAGAAGAGGACCGTTAACATTAATGGAAAATTTATACGTGGATTCATCACGCCAAAATATGATGCTGATCAGCCAAAGATCAGTACCAGCACTCACCGCCATGCCGGTAAAGAAGTTAAAACAGTAGCAAGAGAAGTAATCGCTGGTCAATGGGGGGAAGATTATAAATCGAATCTTAAAGAAAAGCATTATGATGTCAACGCCGTTATGAAAGAAGTAGATGCAGTAATTAACACACCATGTGGAATAACGACTACTACTTGTTATGCAGCACATCTTAGCTATTTTTATAAGGGCTCATATAAAACTTCTAAGAAAACTCCTATGCGTATTGACGCTGGATGGAACAAAAAGCTTATGGTTGAAATTCCAGCTGGGAGAAAGGTTGAATGCTACGGATACTTCAGCAAGTATAAAAAATCTGTATGGTTACTTTGTGCTGTAACCATTAAAGGAAAGAAGTATACAGGATTTGTAGAATCTTCTAAGTTAATTTGATAAGGAGAAATGATATGATCAGATGCAAACTTGAGGGCAACTTTAAAAAGCTCAATAATTATTTCGAAAAGCTTTTGGAAGGCGTTAACGTTGGCGTACTAAACAAATACGGACGTGAAGGTGTAGCTGCCCTCAAGGCTGCAACTCCTGTTGATACTGGAGTAACAGCTGCATCATGGTATTATGAAATAGTGCGCGATAACGGATCTATAAGTTTGGTTTTCAAAAATTCTAATGTAGTGAACCATGTGAATATAGCTATTATTCTACAGTATGGGCATGGAACTAGAAATGGTGGATATGTTCAGGGGGTTGACTACATTAATCCGGCTTTAAAACCGGTATTTGATAGACTAGCTAAAGATGCTTGGAAGGAGGTCACTGGATAATGGGTAAAGTTGTTGAAGATGACGTTGTCCGAATGCAATTCGAGAATGGACAATTCGAGAAAAAAATCCGTCAAAGTCAAAAATCTATAGAAGCTCTTAAGAAAAGCATCGATTTTAGTGAGTCTGGAAAGAGTCTTGCTAAATTTCAAAATGAGACCAAAAAGTTCAACATGGACGGAATTGGCAGAGCGGTAGAAGCAGTTCAAGTCAAATTCTCAGCTATGGATACTGTAGCTATGAGCGTGTTGAATCGACTTACAAATGCAGCTGTTGATGCAGGCAAAAAAATAGTATCGGCTTTAGCTTTTGATGGTATGTCTGATGGCTGGAATGAATATAAATTAAAGATGAACTCTATCCAGACAATTATTATGTCTACTGGAGAAAGTTTGCCCACTGTAAATAAGTATCTCGATGAGCTCAATAAGTACTCAGATAGAACTATTTATTCGTTCTCAGACATGACTGCAAATATTGGTAAGTTTACAAACGCCGGTGTAGGTTTGAAGGATGCAGTTGCGGCAATTAAGGGTGTTTCGAACGAAGCGGCAATTTCTGGTGCAAATGCAGAACAGGCATCCCACGCAATGTATAACTTTGCTCAGGCATTATCAGCAGGATACGTAAAGCTTATTGACTGGAAATCAATTGAAGTAGCGAATATGGCAACAATGGATTTCAAACAGAACTTGCTTGATACTGCCGTTGCTCTAGGTACAGTCGTTAAAAAGGGTGAAGATTATTATACCACGACTACCAATGCTAAAGGAGCTACATCCGACGCATTCAACGCTACAAAGAACTGGAACGATAATCTTAATTATCAGTGGATGACAACTGATGTTCTTGTTCAGACGCTCAGCAAGTATACTGATGAAACAACAGAACTTGGTAAAAAAGCATATGCTGCAGCTTCAGAATTTAAAGATGCTGGACAGATGTTCGCAGCTTGGAAAGAAGCTATAGGTTCTGGATGGGAACATACATGGGAAACGATATTTGGTAACTTTGAAGAATCTAAAAAACTTTGGGGCTTCTTAGACAATATAATCGGTAACTACATCGTAAAAACATTTGCCGCTAAGAATGCTACTCTAGATGCTTGGAAGAAAATGGGTGGACGAAATTCTTTAATGCGTTCATTTGTTAATGCAATGGCAGCTGCGGTAGGGGTATTAGATACCTTTAGAGTTGCTTATAGGGCTATATTCCCAGAAAAGAATGCAAAAGAAATAAAGAGCATAACTGACGCATTCGAAGTCTTTACTAAAAAACTGATAATGTCCAGAGATAAAGTCGACAAATTATATCGAACTTTAAAGGGCCTGTTTACAATTGTAAAAATTGTTAAAAATGTTCTTGGTGTAGGACTTAAAATCGCTTTACAGATAGTTTCTAAATTATTGGGAGTATCTGTAAATAGTGTACTTGATCTTACTGCGGTTCTCGGCGATGGAATCGTTCAATTTGACAAGTTTGCGAAGGTATCTGATGTAGTGGCCAAAGGCGTTAATCTGATATCATCGGCAATAGCGTTCTCCATCAAAAACATTGAATATTTCGCAAAAGCGATATGGAATTGGAAAGGTACGCAGGAAGTAATAAAACTGTTAGATGAATTAATAGTTAAAACACTGTGGCCGGATATAAAAGACTTTGGTGAAAATGCTGGGAAACTGATTGACGAATTTATTGATCATTGTAAAGAAGTTGGCCATATAGATTTCAAAGCTTTACTCAGTACTATTCTTGGAATAGGAGCAGTTGCTAAAGAGAGTTTTGGTGGAGCAGGAGATTCGATAGATTCTTTTACTTCGAAATTATATTCTCTTAGGTCTAAGATAACGGGATATTTAAAAGGTTGGACCGATCAGGCAGCCGAATTTAAGAAAACGATGATTGATACATTTGATGGTGTATTTTCTTTCGTTGAAGACAAATCCGGAAAGGTTAATACAGCTAATATCTTAACTATCTTGTTAGGAGGGGTTTCTGTAAAGGCCCTTTATAACCTCTCTAAGTTATTGTCGGTGCTTACCGATAGGTTCGGTGGTTTATTTGCCTTGCCAGCAGCGATTGGTAACAGCTTTATTAAATTAATGAATCAAGGAGCGCTAACCCTTAAAACTTGGCAGGATTCTATCAAAGCTGACATAGTTATTAAGATTGCAAAAGCTATAGCTATATTAGTTGGGTCCATAGCTTTGCTAACTGTGTTACCTCAGGATCGAATCGAAGGTGCCGTTGTCTTGATAGGTATATTGGGAGCAGCGTTAACAGCATTTGCTTACGCGATCGGTTCTATTTCAACAGAAAAGTTAGCAAAAGGATTCTCTGGCGTTTCAGCAATGGTTATTTCTATTGCCGGAAGCATTTTGCTAATGACCGTTGCGCTTGAGAAACTTCAAAATGTGACCATTAATAAATCAATGGCAATTAATATCGGTGTTATAACTGGCCTTGTAGGAGTAATTACTATATGTTCTGGAGCTTTAACTAAATATACAATGGGTGCAAATGCTAAATTAGCATCAGCCGGAGCTCTTCAAATTGTATCTTTAGCTGCTTCTCTGCTGCTAATGGTTAAAGCTATAAAAGGACTATCCAATTATAATATTGGAGATGCTGGGAGCACTATTGGCGCTTTAGTATTGGCTGTCGGATCGTTATCAGTTCTTATGATTGCTGTTGGAAAAGCTAACGCTTTAGGTGGAACTAGAGGAGCACTTACATTATTAAGCTCTGTAGTGGCAATATATGGATTAGCTAAAGTGATGTCTAAAATTTCTAATATGGATTTTAGCTCTATGAAGAAAGGATGGAAACAATTTGTAGTAGTATTTGGAACGATGATGCTACTATTCAAGGCATCTGCTAAAGCCGGTCCTAATGCATCTAAAGCAGCTGTATTATTGCTAGGATTTACAGTTAGTTTGCATGTTTTACTTGCCGCATTTGAGAAGCTGCAGAAGTACGACCTTAAGACAATGGCTAAATGCGTAGCCGATCTAATTGCATTGATGATACCTATTGGAGGGCTAATTAAGGCTAGCGCTAGTGCCGGACAATATGCTGCCAGAGCTGGAGTAATGATGATGACAGTAGCTGGTTCTATTGTAATTCTTACCGCGGCTATAGCTATACTGTCCGGTCTCGATCAATCCAAAATGGCAGGAGCAACTGCAGCAGTGGATTCTATAATCTTATGTATGTCGGCAATGATCAAAGCTGGCGACGTATCTATTGACGCTAAGAAGTCAGTAATAGTAGCTGCTTTAGTTGTCGGCGAGATAGCTGGAGTTATTGCTTTGTTAGCCCAGCTAGACCCAGCAGGAGTTATTGCCGGATCAGCAGCAATATCATTACTTTTAGGTGTATTTACGTTATGTTTAAAAGGGTTCTCTGGTGTTGGAAAGGTTCACGCTAGTGTTCTTTTAGCTGGCGCAGTTCTTTTGGAAATAGCTGGGGTTATTGGGATGCTGGCTCAATTGGATTGGAAACGATCGTTGGCAGCCTCTGCAGGATTAAGCATGGTTTTATTATCTGTATCCGCATCAATGTTGATACTTCAAAACGTTCCGATTGTTGGGGCTATAACTGCGCTAGGCAGTTTCTCAATATTTATCGCTGGACTTGCCGCCATTATAGCTGTGCTAGGCGGGCTTAATAAGATACCAGGATTTCAGGATTTCATGAATGGTGGAGTTCAAATACTAGAACTACTAGGCGAAGGTTTAGGAAAACTAGTCGGCGGAATTATATCCGGAGTTGGTCAGGGAGTTACAGATGGGCTACCACAAATAGCTACAAATCTATCAGACTTTGCAGATAAATTGAAGCCATTTTTGGCTACGATGGGTAAGGTCAAACCAGAGATAGGATCATCTATGTCTGTGCTGGCAGGATGTATCGTCAAAATAGCTGGAGCTGAGATCGTGAATGCTATTTCAACATTCATCAACCTTGGGCAAGACCCAATCAAGAAATTTGCTTACCAGCTACTGTATCTTGGTGCTGGTATGAAAGCGTATGGCGATCAGGTAGCAGGTGTTAATCCTGAAACAGTCAAGGGCACTGCAATAGCGGCTAAAACCCTAGTTGAATTAGCGAATGCTATACCACGATCTGGAGGGTTAGCTCAGCTGTTAGCTGGGGCAAAGGATCTCGCTGATTTTGGATTATCTCTTATACCGTTTGGAGCAGCATTTGCAATGTATGCCATGGAAGTTGCCAACATAAACCCTGGGGTAATCAAAGGAACGTCTTCTGCAGCTCAAACGTTAACTGATTTAGCGAATGCTATACCTGAAGCTGGTGGATTAAAACAGCTACTGACAGGATCTAAAAGTTTAACTTCATTCGGATTATCTCTTATACCGTTTGGAGCAGCATTTGCTACTTATTCTAGTCTAGTGGCTGGCGTTAATACCTCAACGGTAAAGGCAACATCTGCTGCAGCAATGACAATAAGTGAATTTGCAAATTCAATCCCTAAGTTAGATGGTATGAAAGAGTGGTTCGTAGGGGGCTCTGAAGATTTAGGAACTTTTGGTAAGAGCATGGTATCATTTGGTAAGTCATTTGCAAAATACTCTGATTCTGTATCTAAAGTCGATACTGAATCGATAAAGGCAACGTCATCGGCCGCAATGACAATTACAAAATTAGCAGGAACAATACCGAGTTTGGATGGTATGAAAGAGTGGTTTGTTGGAGGCTCGCAGGACTTAGGAACTTTCGGTAAGAGTATGGTCTCATTTGGTAAGTCATTTGCTAAATACTCTAAAACAGTATCCGGAATCGATACTTCAACTATAACAGCCACATCGGCAGCTGCTACATCCATTGCAAAACTGAATGATGATCTACCAGAAGCAACTTCTGCTAAGAGTATACTCTTTGGAGGAAACAAGGAGAGCTTGAAGAAATTCGGAAAGAATCTCGTATCGTTTGGCGAGAGTTTTGTCAGCTTCTCAGCAACAATAAAAGGAGCCGATACATCTAACGCTGGAACTATTGCTAAGCAATTATCCGATTTCATCAATTCTCTGAACGGTGTTAAGGGTGGACTGGACAAGAAAGTCAAGGATATGAACAAAGCATTTAAGGCTTTGGGTAAGACTTCTCTAAAATCCGTACAGAATGGATTTGAATCAAAATCGGGGGACTTTGAAAAGGTTGGCTCTAAGGTTGTTGGGTGGATTTCCACTGGAATGAAAAATAACAGTGAAGATATGAAGTCTCCGTCATCAAGCGTAGCTAAGAAGTTCTTGAAATACGTTACTGATGCATTTAAATCGGATACAGATACTACCGATGGATTTAATTCAGTGGTAAATAGCGCTCTTAGTACTGCTAATAGCACATTCAAGGATTACAATTCAAAATTCAAAGATGCAGGTTCGTCATTAGCTAAGAACCTTGCTAGTGGCATGAGATCTAATTCTAAAGATTTTAGTACAGCTGGAGCTAACGCAGCTATAGGATTTATGAGCGGGGCGAAGAACAAGAGTTCGGATGTATACTCTACTGGCGTTTCCTTAGGAAATCAATTACTTAAGGGCATGAAGAGCAAGAAATCTCTTGATGAGCATTCCCCTTCCAAGAAAACCAATAAGATTGGCGCTTATGCCGGAGAAGGACTTGTTAAAGGTGTTAAATCAACGGCTGGAGACATTGAACTTGCTGGTATTGACGCTGGAAGAGGAGCTTTGCTAGGCGCTGGAAAAGGAATAAAAGACGGTGCTAAGAAAGCTCAAAAAACAGTTACAGGATATGTCAAGGGAATTAAGAAATCCATTAGTAAATCGGTTGGAAATAAAGACGTTGATGGCGTCATGAAGACCGTAAATGGCATTCTTAATGCTGGCAACAGTACGTTTTCAGACCAAATGGATAAGACGACAAAAGACATTATCAAGAGTGCTAACAAAGCTGGAAATGGTGTAACTAGTTCATATGATGCCACTTCTAAGAAAATCGCAAGTAAGTCTAAGAAGAACAGCAAGAAAGCAAAGATCAAGATGACCAAAATCATTAAGGTCGCTTATCAGTTTGGAAAGACTTTCGACAAAGCTGTAAGCTCGTTTAATAAAACTCCTTATGAGACGATTACTAAAATCTCTAAGAGTTTAGGAAAAGAGCTTCTCAAGACAACACCTAAGCTTAAGACACTTAGCAAAGCTACTAAAACTGCCGAAAAAACTATCAAGAATTTTGCTATTGCACTGTATAAGGAATCGGATCAGTATAAGGAAGACACTAAGTCCGTTAAGCAGCATGAGGCAGCTTTAAAGAAGCTCCTTAAAACTCAAGACCGTTTAAAGAAGGGCCTTAGTGCTTCAGGCAAAAAGCTTAGCAAAAAGAATCTCAATTCGGCTATTAAGGAAAATAACACTGCTATTAAAAATGCTGTGAAACAGCTGAAAGATGACCAAAAGACGATCCAGTCCAATATTAACTCGACGTTCAAAGAATATAGGAATAATATCATTAACTCGATAAAGGAGTATACTAAGTTTACGAATATCGCATTCGATAACTCTAGAAATATATTCTCCGAATTCTCTGATTCTATGGATGACGAGATGAGTACAGTTCTTAAGAACATGGAAAGTCAGGTTGATGGTTATCAGGAGATGAAGGATAACCTTGCGAAATTATCCAAGAATGGTCTTAGTAAGGGACTTATTGATACTCTTAAAGGTATGGGAGAATCTGGTTATGCATACATAAAATTATTTGCAAATGCTTCAAAAGAAGAAATCGACAGAGCGAACAAAGCGTATGCAGAAGCTAGTAAACAAACGAAAGAAGATATTATAGCTTCTTATAAGCAGACTTATCAAGATGCTGTTAAGTGGAAGAATTCTATTAAGAAGATGCTTAATCAGGGTTGGGATATTCGCCTTGTTCAGGAATTGGTTGATGAAGGGCCTGGAAACCTGAGTAAAGTATTGGAAATGCTTACCTTTTCAGCTGAAGAGCGTAAAGAAATTAATGACGTATATGTTAAGAATCTCAAACTTCAGAAATCTGGAGCTGATTCTATTATTAAGTCGTTTGCTTTGAAGAAAGAAAAAGAAGCTGCCAAGAAGAAAGCGAAGAAATCCGTTAAGAAAACAGCCAAAGAAGTCAAGAAAGATGTAAAAGAAATTCCAAATGCTGTTTCTGAAGCAGCTAAGGAAATGGAGAAGAATCTCAAGAAGATAAACAATGATTGGGACGATGCAAAGAAGAAAATCGAAGATACGGCAAAGTCTATGACAGAATCCGTAAAGAGCAGTCTTGATAGCTTCACGTCGTTTGTTAATTTCGACATTTCAAGTTCTACAGATTACTTTACGAGATACGATGAAGTAGTAAACGATCTCGGTAATGACACCATCATTGATCGTATGTGGTCACAGGTTAATGCCGAAAAGAGAGTAATCGAAGGTCTTGAAGAATTAAAGAAGATGGGATTTGCAGACGGATTACTGGATTATCTTAAGAGCCTAGGGACGCAAGCAATACCGTATATCGAGGGATTCAGACTTGCCACGGCTGATCAGATTGGTCGAACAAATGCAGTATTCAAAGAGAAGATGCAAATGACAAAAGATCAAATTTTACAGCAGGCAAAGGATAATATGGAATCTGTTAAGAAATGGCGAGATGAAATTGTTGTGTTGTCGAAAGAGCTTGACCCAAGGCTATTGCAAGAGTTGATAAACAAAGGCTTGGACGGAGCAGATATCGTCGATGCGTATTTCCAAATGACGCCAGATGAAAAGAAGCAGATAAATCAGTATTACAAAGATACATTATCTATGAACGAGGAAGTTTCTAAAGAAGTATCCGACTCATACAAAGAAGCAGGTCTAGGTGCTGTTAATTCTATGTATCAGGGAATGATCGATGCAGCTACAGGTAAGGATGTGTCTTCTAAGAAAGGCTCGTCCAGAAATCTTAAAGGGTCAGCAGCTACAAAAACGGTTAATGCGGTAGCTAAGTCGTTCGACGAGGCACTTAAAAAAGATACGTCATTCAAGTCTTCAGGTAAGAAAGCTGGAAACCAGTTCAAAGCTGGAATTGACTCAGCTTCCGAAGGGGTTGCAAAGTCTGCAAATCAATCAGCCAAGAAGGCTTGTACAACCTTTACGAATTACGCAGAAACAAACTTCAAGAAAGCTTTTAAATCTGCCGGAACATCTCTTGGTTATTGCTTTGCTTTAGGTCTTGCTGCAACAACGGTTTTAACAGCTGTAGAATCTTCTTGTAAATCAGTGGTAGATAAAGCATTATCTTCGTTTTCAAAAGGCAGTGACAAAGCATCTTCTAAAGGAAGTGCACTTGGTAATTCATTTGCTCAAGGCATTAGAGGAGCTATACCATCAGCTGTTAGTGCTGCTCAGGCATTAGTTGACGCTGTGAACGCAGTACTATCTAAAATACAGATGCCTAGTTTAAGTGCCAGTGTTAACACTTCGAATCTGTCGTCAATGGTTAGTAGCGGAGTGACATCAGCTACGGGATCTTCTGTAGCAGGAGCTAGTGCTGGTTTAGCAGCTTCTATAGCTAGTAGTTTAGCGGGTGGCGTATTTGGCAAAAATAACATCAGTAAAGCTATATCACAACTTCAAAATGGGGGAAGATCATCTCGAGGTTCTATTAAGGGTTCAAGCGCCCCAGCAGTAACTAACAACTATACATTCAACCAGACTAATAATTCGCCTGTAGCATTATCTAATAAAGAGATATATCGACAGACAAAGAACCAGTTTAGTCAATTAAAGGGGGCTCTTAAATGATAAAGAAAGTAATCGTTACTAATTATTTAGGGGAATCCCTAGAAATGGAACTAGCTAGGCCTGAGGTTTCGGGTCTAGCTATAACAGATATCGAAGGTTTAGGGCCAGTTAAGGCAACTATCAATACTAGCGAGATAGCAACCGGAGATGGAGCATTATATAATAGTGCTAAACTTGAAACTAGAAATATAGTTATGACTCTGGATTTTAGATTCGGAACAGATATCGAAACTATTAGGCATACTACATATAAGTATTTCCCTATCAAGAGATACCTCACGTTGACATTCGTAACGGATCAGAGATCTCTTGATGCTTTCGGTTACGTCGAGTCGAATGAACCTGAAATATTCCAGGCTCATGAAACTACTCAAATCTCCGTAATTTGTCCAGACCCATACTTTTATGCAACTAATGGAAAGACGCTTACATTATTTAGTGGCGTCAATCCTAAATTCGAATTTCCATTTGAAAACAATTCGTTAACCGAAAAGCTCATAAACTTCGGCGATATCGTACATATGTATGAGAATGTAGTAACGTATAAAGGAGATGCCTCGGTCGGTATAATTATAACGATTCATGCGCTAGATACAGTAAAAGACATTGTGATCTATAACGCTAGAACTCGTGAAGTTATGAGAATAAATACTGACTTTATACAGACCTTAACTGGTCAAGCATATGGTGCTGGTGACGATATCATTATAAATACTAAGCGAGGAGAAAAGTCAGTTACATTACTGAGAGCCGGCTTAACGACAAACATTCTCAACTGCTTAGGCAAAGGATCGAGCTGGTTCCAGCTGTCGAAAGGAGATAATATCTTCATTTACAATGCTACAGAAGGAGCAATGAGTATTCAGTTCAAGATTGAAAACGATACGATATACGAAGGAGTATAACTTATGTAAGGTGATTAATTTGAGGAGGTAAGCAATGGAAGCTACAATATTAAACTCAAGGTTTGAAAAAGTAGCCATTATTGACAGGTTCAAGTCCTTCATTTGGACTGATAGATATCAAGAGAATGGGGACTTTGAACTCTACCTCACTTTGGATATGGATGGGGTGTTTCCTTATCTAGTCAATGACTACTATCTTCAAAATGATGATTCAGTTCACATGATGATTATTCAGGGAATGCTTCTTGAAACGAATACTATAGAAGGACCAACAATTAAAGTTATAGGCTACTCTCTTGAGAGCTTGCTGAAGCGTAGGATAATATGGGACAATACTACACTTGGCGGAAATTTCCAAGATGGAATAGAGAAGCTTATAAATGACGCTATAATAGCGCCGTCAAAATCGGAAAGAAAGATTCCTAACTTTGTATTCAAGAAAAGTACGGACAGTAGAATAACTGCCCTTACAATCGACGCCAAGTATGAGCAGCATGAAAACTTATATGAGGCAATAAACTCTCTTTGCATAGAAAAGCAAATTGGGTTTAAAGTTACATTGAATGAAAATAAACAATTTGAGTTTGAGCTGTACAAAGGCGTTGATAGATCTTATGCACAGCAATTAACTCCGTATGTTGTATTCAGTCCTTCATTTGAAAACTTAAATAACACATCTTATTTGGACAGTAAAGAAGATTACGCAAACGTTGCGTTAACTGTTGGAGAGGATGGAGATACGCAAACATTATCCGGGAATCCGTTGAAGATTACTAAAGAAGTGACTAGAGACGGAGAAACTCAGGAACAGTTGAGCGGTATGCATCGATGCGAGATATATGTTGATGCTGGGTCGATTACTTCTGAGGATGAGGACCATAAAATGAGCGACGCCGAGCGACTGAAAGTAGTTGCTCAGAAGGGCAAAGAAGCTTTAGCTGAGAAACCACATACCATATCTATGGATGGAGATGTTGATCCTCATACTATGTTTGTATACGGACGAGATTTCAAAATGGGGGATGTAGTACAGATAGAAAACGACTATGGTATTAAAGGGACATCAACCGTGTCGGAATTTATCATGTCCCAAGATTCTAGTGGGGAAACTTCATACCCTACTTTTACAGACTTTGTAAGTGCCGATGATAATAGAATACCAGTAGGCTCTTAAAGAATAAGATAAAGGAGGAAAAATATGAGTTTTGCATCTGGATTTTTTAATTCCGTAGATCATGATAGATTATATGATGCTACCGACATTTCAAGATTATTTGATGGTTTAATTCGAGATGGAATATTCGCATCTATTGGCGATTGTCTTGTCGTAAAGCAGAGCAATCAGATGAACGTAACGGTTGGAACTGGACGAGCATGGTTTAATCATACTTGGAGTTACAACGATGCTCTTTATCCAGTTACTATTCCACCATCAGAGATTCTTATGGATCGTATTGATGCAGTTGTTCTGGAGATCAATTCAGGTGAATCTGTAAGAGCAAACAGCATTAAATTAATTAAAGGAACGCCATCGTCTACACCAACCAAGCCGGCATTGACGAATACTAAAGAAGTTCATCAGTATCCATTGGCGTATGTCACAGTCGGTAAAGAGGTTACGTCAATCAGGCAGGCGGATATTGAAAACTGTGTAGGGACGAGCGCGTGTCCATTTGTTACAGGCATTCTCGAGGTAATCAGCATCGAACAGCTTATTCCTCAGTGGAAAGATATCTTGAACCGATTCGTAGAGGAGAATACTGCAAATTTCAATACATGGATGAATGGTGAGAAACAAAATTATCAGGCTTGGCTTACAGCAGCTAAGAAAGAGATTACGGATTGGCAAGCAACTTCAAAATCGGACTATCAGAAATGGTATGACAGTATTAAGAATGGCTATGACCAGTGGTTCGCTACAATTAAAGCTGCTTATGACGCTAACTGGTCAACATTCCAACAGTGGGAAAAGGCATCTCAGACCGAGTTTGATAAGTGGTTTGAAAATATAAAAAACAAACTCGAAGGTGACCTTGGAGCTAAACTTACTCTGGAAGCAGAGAAGTTAGGTAAGGAGAAAGTATCGCTTATCGAGTCAACGAAAACGGATCTTGAAGGTACTGTGGAAGCCCCGTTAATGTTAGGTAATGCTACTAAGAATTTATTGCCTTATCCGTATGTCACAGCTAGTGGAAGCGTTTCACATGGAGTGACTATGACATACACTAAAGAAGGAACAATAGCATTTGATGGTACTGTATTGAACGATAATGCGCAACCTGGTTTTGTGTTATATAAGCATGCAGAGAAGCTATTCGATAATGGCATAAATACATTATATTCTAAGTATGACACTACAATTAAAGGAAGCTTGCATACATTTTTTCAGATTTTTAAAAAAAATAATTCCTGGGTATCTAATGTTGAAACTTTGTCAAAAAATGACTATGATTGGACAAACTATTATTGCAACTATGTAATTCAATATCATAAAATGTCTGGTGATATTCACGGGACAGTTTCTAATATTAGAATAGTAACTAACGCTGACGACCCATTCGTTCCATATTCCGGATATGATATTAAGACGATTGGAAAGAACATTTTAAAATATCCATATATGATGTCTTCAGTAAATAATAATGGGGTAATATTTACGGTGGTTAAGGAAGGCGTAGTCAAAATATCAGGATCTACTGAAAAAAAGTATATGACTTTCGCTATAAGTGATACAAATTTAGAAGAATTTCTATTGAATTGTCTTAAGAATAGTCATAATTTAAAGGTTAGCTGCAAAACAACGAGTAATAAAGCATTTGCTTTATTACAAGTTTTAACGGCAGATAATAAATTTGTAAAGAATTTTACAGATGTATTACCTAAAGACGCCTACGATTGGAATGTATATCGCGTGAAAGTGTTAGTTCAATATGATGATATCGGCTCTGATATAAACGCTATAGTTTCTGATATAATGGTAACACTTGATGACTCAGACACAACATTATTTACACCATATCAAACCTCAACTACGAAAATCACTAAAGATACGGAGTTTCCCGTAACTGGGCTTAAGTCATTCGATGGTGTAACTAATATTATTTCGCCAGGAAATGTTCAGTCATTCCATGCAGATGCTCCTAATGGTAAATATCTGTTAGAGTCCATCAAGAAATCTGCCGAGTCTGGTGGGGTTAGCTACGGAGCAACCGAACCGACGAATCCTAAGCCTGGTGATTTGTGGGTAGATACGAAACATTCGAGTGTGTTAAAACACTATAATGGGGGGAATTGGGAAATCGCTACGTCTGGTATATATATCACTGGTGGTGGTTTTCCATCTTCACCATATAATGGCCAATTATGCTATAGCCCATTTAGCAAAATGATGAATGTTTATATTGCATTCGGTGGTCCTTTTGGAGCTCCAGGTTGGTATCCAGTTGGATCAGATGACCCGGGAGGATATCATTACGGTGCTTCTGCTCCAACTAATACCAAACTCTTATGGATCGATACTTCAGGTGTGGCTAAATTCTACAATGGTTCTGCCTGGGTACCATTAGCAGCTACATGGGGATAATATGTAATGTATTTATCGGGATTTGATCGTTTTACGAAAGATAAAGAAAAACGAGATACAAAAAATCCCCGGGAGGAAAAATCAAATAAAGTTTTTAAAAAGGAGGGTGAAGATAATGCCTAATTTTCTTACTGCGGCAGAAATGAACACTCTTAAAGCCAAGGTAAAAACCGAAATGCAACGTAGAGCATACAATGGTTCTATGACTGGGTTTGCATCTGCATCATACGACTTCTCCACAACTCCTACATCCGGAACTAAAGTCACAGCGGACCAAGGTAAAAAAGTAGTTGAGCCTTTATTGAATATTAAAGACCATGGTAATTTGAATACTGCCGATCTTAAGACAGGATCTAAGATTCCGTCATCGTTTAACAATGAATTACTGTCTTATACTGACTCATTATCTCAAGAGCCACTCGATGGGGCTACCTCTTCATGCCGAGGAGCATGCTCTGGACTATGCGTAGGGACGTGCGGTAGTACATGCAGCGGATGTAGCAGCTGTTCTGGTGGATGTAGCGGATCTGGTGGATCTGGTGGCAGCGGCTCGAGTGGCTGCGGAGGATGCTCTGGCAATTGTGGAGGATGCAATGCTTGCTCTGGTTGCATAGGGTGTAGCAGTGGATGCCAAGGAGGATGTTCTGGATCTTGTGAAGGGTGTGGGAGATCTTGCAATGGGTGCAGTGGGTGCGACGGATCTTGTGAAGGGTGCTCAGGATGCGCTGGATGCGGAGGATCTTGTTCTAGTTCATGTTCATCGAAAGGAAAGGGTTCGGCTTGTGCCACATGCTATAGTTGTACTGGCTGTGCTAGTTCGTGTTCTTCATGTTCATCTTGTGGAGGATGTTCTGGATCAAGTGGATGCGGAGGAGATTGTACTGGATGCTATGCTGGCTGCGACGGATCTTGTGAAGCTACTTGCTTCAGCAATTGCAACGGGTGCGAAGGATCTTGTGAATCGGCATGCACAACTGGATGCATGGGTTGTAGTGGATGTTCAGGGGGATGCTCCGGATGCTCAGGAGGATGTGGTTCTGGATGTTACGGCTCATGTACTGGAAATTGCGACGGATGTAGTAATGGCTGTAGTGGACAATGTAAAAACGCATGTGCTACTAACTGCTCAGCAACGTGTACAGGTACCTGCCAAGCTCAAGCATTCGGCGCTGTAGTCCAAGGTGGAGTTCAGGACCCAACAGTAGATCTGATTGCGAATGGTATGATGAAACCGATATACTCTAAAGCATTATGGAACCAAGTGCTTCCAGGTGGCGGTTATGCTAATAATTCTAATTATGAGCTTAAAGATCTTGGGATACAGATACGTTACGATAAAAAGAATAGCGAAATATTGTTTGATTTATCCAATGGACTTACAGTAGTTGACAACACCATATTCAAACAGTTAGGCTATAAATTGGCAATACCTCTATTCGTAATGCTTAATGATTCGAACATAACATATGATCCAAACCATGTTGGATCATCAGATAATTATTGGCCTCCAACAATTGAGAATGCTAACGGTCTTGTCATTAACGCCGGTCAAGGGTACCAAATAATGGTATCACCGAACGAGACCGCACAAGCAAATAAAAAATGCACTAGGTTCAACTTAATTTGGTATAAATATAACACTACTAAAAATTATCCTGAAGTTGGTTCAATATTTAAGGGGTCAAAGGTAATTAGAATACCATTCAAAATAACAGGAATATAAAAACTGATTAAAAGAAAAGGAGTTAACGAATATGAAAAACTTTACATTAGAACTTAACAAAGAGACAGCTGACTATTTACAGAGACTTGCATATGAGGTTATGACCAGAAAAGACGTTGTAGCTCATATGCTGGAGTCGGCAAAAGATGACACAGATGCTTCAGTGCTGGAGTCAGTTCCGTTTAAGCATTACCACAAATTGCTTGAGGAAGCAGAATGTTCCTACGACATTGCTAAAGCTGAGTTAGAAAAGTCTTTACAGCCTCGTGTTCTGGAGCATGAAGGAAAAGATGTTAAATTCAGATGGGCAGTAACAGACTTTTCAGAGCACCTCGTACACATTACCGTATTAGAGGGCTAAGCCTATGAAGAAGTTCGAACAGTTTCAGGATATGATCGGAAGGTTGTATCCTGAGACAATTATTACAAATAATGCATCTGACAGAAGAACTTTATCTCGTACCGTGACTTTTCAAGTAACAGACGAGTGTAACTTGTGCTGTACCTACTGTTACCAGATAAACAAAGGCAAGAGAAAAATGAAGTTCGAAGATGCAAAGAAACTTATTGATATGCTTCTTACCGGAGATGAACGCCTCGGTAACTACATCGACGCCTCTACATCACCTGGTATTATCATTGAGTTTATTGGCGGAGAGCCTTTCTTATGCGTGGATCTTATTGATCAGATTTGCACGTATTTCTATGATAAAGCTATCGAGTTGATGCATCCATGGGCAACAAAATTCTGTATTTCGATTTGCTCAAATGGTGTATTATATTTTGAGCCTAAGGTTCAGAAGTTCCTGAACAAATGGCGGCATAATCTCTCTTTCTCAATTACCATCGATGGAAATAAGGCTCTGCATGATGCTGGTAGAGTCTTTCCAGATGGTACTGGGTCTTATGATGTGGCAGTAGCTGGAGCTCGTGATTGGATATCAAGGGGATACTATATGGGCTCTAAGATCACCATAGCGCCATGTAATGTGCAGCATCTATTCTCGGCGATTAAGCATATGGTAGAACTTGGATACAAAGATATCAATGCGAATGTCGTTTATGAAAAAGGATGGACATTGGAGCACGCGAAAATCTATTATGAGCAGCTCAAAATGTTAGCCGATTATTGGCTTGAAAATGACTTAGCCGATGACCATTTCATGGCATTATTCGAGAATGACTTCTTCAAACCAAAGGAAGAAACAGATCTTGAAAACTGGTGCGGAGGAACTGGCTTCATGTTAGCAATGGACCCAGATGGATGGCTTTACCCATGCATCAGATATATGGAAAGCAGTCTAGGTACATCCCGAGAGCCTCTTAGAATTGGTCATGTCAATTTCGGAATTGCTCAAAGAAAATGTGATAAGCAGTGCGTTGAGTGCCTCAATAAAATTGACAGAAGAACGGAGTCTAGTGACGAATGCTTCTATTGTCCTATTGCTGAAGGCTGCAGTTGGTGCTCTGCATACAATTACCAGGAAAATGGAACACCAGATTCTCGTTGCACTTATATTTGCGATATGCACAAGACCAGATCGCTTGCAAATGCATACTTCTGGAACAAGTGGTATCGTAAGAAACATTGGAAACAGAGATTCAAAATATACTGTCCGGATGAATGGGCCATTCCTATTATCGGAGAAGAAGAACTTAATATGCTTAAAGAATTAAGTAAGGAGGATCAAAATGAAACTTAAATTTGGAAATGGAACGACAGTTGATATTCGAAAATTTACAAGAGAGTATGCTCAGAATCAGTCAGGTAGAACTTATCTGAACATTACTTCAACATATGAGTCCCCAGCAGTGTTTGACAGGATCGCTTCTACGGCTCGTAATGCCGACAATATCTCTCACATGGAGATTACAGACGACAATGAAAATGTCACTACATTCGACGGGTTCAAGCTGGACAATGTTATTGAGATCCATGATGGATTGTCTAATGACGTCACTATCAGGGCATACAAGAATGATCCAGTTGCTACGACTGACGTCGATAACTCAGAATCGGAGACTACCAGTGAGTCTTTGACATGAATCAAAATGGTTTAGGGAGGTGATTCCATTGCAGTAATTCTTTGCTGTCCAAGTGACATTAAAAGAAAATTTAATAATACCTCTAGACTTTTACTCGTTTGTGTCTAGAGGTAAGAACTTTTAAATCAAAATAGGAAAGGAGCTGTTTTGCTATGGATTATACACCAAACATCGACGCCCAAGGAATGCGACGGCC